TACCTATTTGACCGCTGGTGCGTTTCTTGATTCTGAAGGCGCACCACGCGATGGTCGCCGTTCATGTGTGATCGAACCCTTTACATCTGCAACTATTGTTGACAGCTTGAAAGGTTTGTTCGTTCCATCTGACGCAATCAGCAAGCAATACCAAAAAGGCATGATGGGCCGTGATTCTGCTGGCGTTAATTGGTACATGGACCAAAACGTTGTGGCACAAACTTTTGGGTCGTATTCAACTGCGACCCTGGCTTGTGCAACCACTACCGCTACTGGTTTCTTGACTTCTGGCTGGGCTTCTAGTTCGACTATTGCTTTAACTGCTACGACCGCTACTGCTGGTCTGAAGCAAGGTGACGTAATCCAGATCGATGGTGTGTTCGCTGTTAACCCACAGAACCGCCAGGCCTACGGCAGCAACAAGCTCCGTAACTTTGTGGTGACTTCCAACGTGACCGTGGCAACTTCTGGTACTACTTCAGTAACAGTTAGCCCCGCCGTGATTACAGCTGGTCAGTTCCAAAACGTGTCAATCCCGACTACTTCTGCAACCGCAGCAGTAACACCGTTTAACAAAACTGGTACGGTTTCCCCACAAAACATCGTTATGCACAAGAACGCATTCTGCTTGGCTACCGCCGACTTAGAATTGCCAGATGGTGTCCATTTTGCTGGTCGCGCTAGTGATAAAGAACTAGGTTTGTCTTTAAGAGTAATACGCCAGTATACAATTAACAACGATAGTATTCCTACCCGCGTTGATGTGTTATATGGCTGGGCGCCGCTTTACCCTGAGTTGGCTTGCCGCGTTGCAGCCTAAACCTAATGGGGGCTAAACACCCCCGTTTCATTAAACATTTTTAAGGAAAACATATCATGGCTAATCCAGGACCAGCAACCACAGTAACAGTTCACCCTTCTAATTTGGCAACAAACCAAGCAATTCGCCTTTTGGCTGTCGCAATTGGTGTAAATGTCAATGCAACGGGTGACCAGGCAACTTTGGCAATAAATAACACCACTAGCTATTCAGTTAGCAATGTGGTTTTTACAAATGCGTCAATATCTTTATCAACTGCTGCCGCGGGTCTGTTTACAGCACCTAGCGCTGGCGGTACTGGTATTGTGGCAAATGCCGCTTTATCAGGATTGTCTGCTTCTACAGTAGTATCGCAGCGCACGGTTGCATCTACTGCTGCACAAACAGCGCAAAACCTATATTTAAATGTAGGAACAGCTCAAGGCGCAGCGGCAACTATGGACGTTTACGTTTATGGTTACGACTTTAGTAACTACGGTTAAAAACTGTATGAAATAAAGGGAAGCCACTCTCAAAAGGGGTGGCTTTTTCCTTTTTGAAGCCTATAATTCAGACACAATTTTGAAGGATTGAACATGGTCAACACTTCCGCAATGCGATACAGCGGTCGCACTTATGCACTAGACCTCACAACATCGGCAAGTGCTGCCACGTTGATTGAAGCTACAACAAACGATCAAACCAATTACGTTTCGTTGCTAAATACTGGAACTGGTAGGGTTGGCGTTGAATTTTCTAATTCCAGCACCGTAGCAACCCCCACTATTGCATCCACAGGCAATAGCGGATCATTTGTGCTGCCAGCTGCAATGACTTTTCCATTATTAGTCGCTGCCCCAAAAGCACCGTTCTACATCAAAGCCATTAGTTCGGGCACAAACACCCTATACATCACCGCTTGCCAAGCGGATTAAGGCTGCCTTATGGCTAATTCAGCCGCGACAACGTCAACGATTAACATCGTTCCCGTTCAAGGAATATTCCAGCCCGAACCAACGTTTGATTTGGTAACGTTGATCGGACCAGCTGGGACACCGTTCTATGCAAACATTAATCCCGTTCAGTCGGGATTGACAATTACAAATAGCACGATCAATAGCAGCGTAATCGGCGGATTAGTTCCCGCAGCTGCCACGTTTACCAATATTGCAACGACCACGGGCACAATCACTTCAGCCCCCAGCGGTCCAAACGACATTGTTAACCAGGCGTATGTGGACGCGGTCGCGCAAGGCTTGTCGTTTAAGCAGCCAGCCAACTACACCACTAACGGCAACATTACGCTATCAGGCCTGGCGGTCCAGGCTAATGGCGATTGGGTTTCAACATTGCCCGCGGGCTACCGCATCCTGGTTAAAGACCAAACAGCTGGCGCGGATAACGGTATTTATGTGGCTGCAGCTGGCACATGGGCTAGATCATCGGACGCGAATACCTGGGACGAAATCGTTTCGGCCTATTTGTTTGTCCTGGCTGGCACTACCTGGTCGGGATCATCTTGGGTAAACACCAACCAGCAAGGCGGCACTTTGGGCACTACGCCCATTACGTTTACGCAGTTTTCTAACAACGCAATCTATACAGCTGGCACGGGGCTAACCTTAACTGGTTTCCAGTTCAGCATTACGCCCGTGGGCACAGCTGGCGTTTACGGATCGGCATCATCTGTCCCCGTTATCACAACAAACGCCAGCGGGCAAGTTTCATCGGTCACCAACACTTCGATCGCCATATCAAACGCCCAAGTTTCTGGCCTGGGCACAATGTCCACGCAAAACGCAAGCGCGGTGGCGATTACTGGCGGCGCAATTGACGGTACAACTATAGGCGCAACAACTGCTGCAGCCATTACGGGCACGATAGTTACAGCTAACACATATTTCAGCGGCCCAGGAACAAATCTATCGGGCACAGCAAGCGGCTTATCGATTGGCGGCAATGCAGCCACAGCGACCAGCGCCACAACCGCCACAACTGCAACCAACATTGCGGGCGGTGCTACTGGATCGCTGCCATATCAAAGCACCACTTCAACCACTACATTCCTGACAGCTGGCACAAACGGTCAAGTTTTAACCCTTGCATCGGGTGTCCCATCCTGGGCAAACGCTGCAGCTACGGGCGTGACTTCGGTAGGAACTGCGGGTACTGTTAATGGCTTAACCTTAACTGGCGGCCCAATTACAAGCTCTGGAACGATTACTTTAGGCGGCACTTTAGACTTATCTTCGCCCCCAACTATCGGCAACACAACGCCAAATACAGGCAGATTTACAACGCTGACAGTCGATGACAATTCGACTTTTGGAACTAGCAATACTGACACGATCAATTTTGTTGGGCGAATAAATTCAGACTTTGACCCCGCAATTGATGACACTTACGACTTGGGTCAAGTAGGACACGAATGGCGCGATTTGTATATTGATGGCACAGCCAACATTGACAGTTTAATTGCTGACACCGCGGACATTAACGCGGGAACAATTGACAATACATCAATCGGCGCAACAACCGCCGCAAGCGCAAAAGTAACAACCATCGATATTTCTTCGACCATTGCTTTGGCGGGTTCTACGGGTTCGGCGGGCCAAGTAATTGCTTCAAACGGCGCAAGCGCCCCAACCTGGACCACGCCAGCTGCTTATGCAACGGTTACGGACGATACAACAACTAATGCAGCGCGTTATCCGCTATATGCAAATCAGACTACGGGCAACCTATCAACTGAATTTGTTAGCTCAACCAAGCTGCAATTTAACCCGTCTACGGGCGTGTTTACATCGACCAGCTTCACGGGCGCGGGCACGGGGCTAACTGGAACTGCAACCAGCTTATCCATCGGCGGAAATGCAGCAACCGCAACAAGTGCAACAACCGCAACGAACCTGGCTGGCGGCACAGCTAACCAGATTCCTTTCCAAACTGGAGCTGGTGCGACTTCGTTTGTAGTAGCGCCAACCATAAGCAGCACCGCGCTAACCTGGAACGGAACGGCGTTTACCTGGGCGACCGCGGGAACTGCGGTAACGATTAGTGACGATACAACCACTAACGCAACCCGTTATCCATTGTTTGCGGATGCGACAACTGGCACAGTAAGCACAGAATATGTAAGTTCAACCAAACTCAACTACAACCCAAGCAAAGGCGAACTTAAAACGCCAGTAGTAATTGCATCTAACGGCATATTGATAAACGGCACAACTGTTAGCGCAAGTTACACGATAGCAAGCGGTAACAATGGCTTTTCGGTTGGCCCGATAACTGTGGCAAGCGGTCAAGCGGTAACTGTCTCTAGCGGTCAACGCTGGTTGGTTTTGTAAGGACAAACATGGCATACGGCACAATTAACGCTGATTTAATGACCACATCGGATGGTGTGAGTTCGTCTGGTTTGTATGGGTTTAAGAACCGCATCATCAATGGTGCGATGGTGATTGACCAGCGTAATGCGGGGGCTAGTGTTAGTGTCACTGGAGATACCTATTGTCTTGATAGATACAACATGAGAAACAATGGCACATCAGCAGTTTATTCTGTACAACAATCAAGTACTGCTCCAACAGGATTTAATTATTCAACTTTATGCACAGTAACAACTGCTGGATTGGCTAGTGGCACTCAGTTTCTTGGGCTACAACAAAGTATTGAAGGATATAACATGGCAGATTTTGGTTGGGGTACTGCTAATGCCCAACCAGTAACCGTCTCTTTCCAAGTTCGCTCAAGTCTTACTGGGACTTACTGTGTTTCTTTAAGAAATTCTGCCGCAGATAGAAGTTATGTTGCTGAATTTACAATCAATTCGGCAAATACATTTGAAACAAAAACAATAACAATTCCAGCCATAACTACTGGAACATGGTTATCTACAAATGGGTCGGGTATTTTGTTTTTAGTGTGTCTTGGTTCAGGCTCAACAAGAGAAGGGACTGCTAATTCATGGCAATCGTCAAATATTGTTGCAACATCAAATCAAGTGGATTGGTCAAATACAAATGGCGCAACCTTCTACATCACAGGCGTACAACTAGAAAAAGGCAGTACCGCAACATCGTTTGATTACAGACCTTATGGTACTGAGTTGCAGTTATGTCAGAGGTATTATTTCCAACTTACAAATAGCGGAAGCACATTGCAGTATGTGTCTGGGATTGCGTTTGACGCAACTAATATATATACGATGGATTTATATTTTCTTCCAGTACCTATGAGAACAGCGCCAACAATTACTACAACAGGAACACTTCTTTTAGGTGATGGACTTGGAAATAACCCTCCAGTAAATTCAATTACATGGGGTTCTCTTTCTTTGCCATATTTTATTACTGCTAGTCTTGTTTCTAGTGGGCTAACAACTGGAAGAACCTATTTCATAATTAGTGGTACAGCATTAAAAGTTTCAGCGGAGTTATAAATGTATAAACTAACACCTATAAATAAAGTTACAAACGAACAGCCAAAGATTGTGGTTCGCACAAGCGATGGTGCTTGCATCCCCTTTGACCCCGCTAACACAGACTACCAAGCCTATTTAAAGTGGCTGAGTGAAGGCAACACGCCTACTCCCGCAGACGAAGGAACACAATAATGGCTTCAACTATTAACGGCACAAGCACAGGAAATGGCGGTCTTATCTCTACGGGAGATGACAGCGGCATCCTAAACATACAGACAAACGAGACTACTGCGATTACTGTTGATGCTAGTCAGAATGTGGGGATTGGAACAAGTTCGCCAGTAGCAAGACTTCATGTAAGTGGCACAACAGACGCAACACAACGAATCATTGTTAATGGCTCGGGCAATTACTCTAGCATCAAGTTGCAGTACAACGGAACTGAAATTGCACAGTTTCAAACTTATCAAAATTCTGAAATAACGATTGGTTCAACAGTTAGTGCGCCTTTGATGTTAGTCACCAACAACACAGAACGCGCCCGTATCGACTCCAGCGGTAACTTGCTTGTAAACAGCACAACCACACTAAATGCTGTTTTTAATGTTACTGGTAAAAGCGGAGTTTCGCCTTGTTCTTTACGGGTCAATACTGATGGTGATTACGGCTACACATTTAAAAATGCATCTAATACTTTAGTTGGTGCAATTGGTGTTAATGCTTCTACAACCTCATACAACACTTCATCTGATTACCGATTAAAAGAAAACATTGTGCCAATGACGGGTGCGTTAGCAACTGTTTCACAACTAAAGCCTGTTACATACAAATGGAAATCTACTGGTGAAGAATCTCAGGGATTTATTGCCCATGAATTACAGGAAGTAGTGCCTGATTGTGTAACTGGAACAAAAGATGAATTAGATGCTGAAGGTAATCCCAAATATCAAGGTATTGACACATCATTCCTAGTAGCAACACTAACAGCGGCATTGCAAGAAACTAAAGCATTGATAGACACACAAGCCGAAACAATCAACGCACTAACCGCTCGGATTGAAGCGATGGAGAACAAATAATGGCTATGACGCTAGATGGAACAAGTGGCATAACCCAACTTACGGGTTCAATAGTAATGTCTGGTTCTACAAGTGGGACTGTGACTATTATTCCAACTGCAACGGCTGGAAGTAATACAGCAACATTGCCAGCCGCTACGGGTACTGTGATGGTTAGTGGGAATATGCCAGCATTTGGCGCTCAAATTGCAACAACACAAACAGTAACTACTGGTGTTGCTACGAAAATTCAATTTGGCACAGAAAATTTTGATACTGCTAACGCTTACGATAATGCTACAAATTATCGTTTTACTCCACAAGTGGCTGGTTATTACCAAATAAATATTGGTATATATGCTAATGGTTCATCAATTACTCAACTAAATCTTTATGTTTATAAAAATGGTTCACAAACTGGAACTCAATCAGCGTTTACAAATAATAATTCAACTACATCACAATGTGTTTTCTTTTCTCAATTAATGCTTTTAAATGGTTCTACTGACTATATTGAAGGTTATGGGTTATTAAGCGGAACATCTGGTAATTTTCAAGCGGGCAACCTATCTTATTTTCAAGCAACATTAGCGAGGGCATCATGACATTACCTGAAAAAATCATGGCTCTATATCCTAGCCTTACACAACAAGACTTCTTAAATACTATCCAATTACAAAACGATTCTGACGGCAAAGGCGATTACATAGCCAAGTGGGAACACCCAACATTGCCACGCCCAACTGAGGAGCAACTAGCATGACCGTATTTATCTGGAAGATTTCCGAAATAACATCCGAAGATGGCGCAATCACCCATGCCAAATATCATGTGACCGCTGAAGACAATGGCGACATTGTGGAAACCGAAGGCCATTGGTGGTTTAAAGACAAAACCGTAAAGACCGCTTTTGACCAGGTCAAACAAAGTGATGTAGCTGATTGGATCGAAAAAGAAACAACACAAGACGGTGTAAATTCAATAAAATCACAGCTGCAAATCCAAATGGACTACATCAAAAAAGGGGTAAACAATGACTTGCCTTGGGGAAATCAGGTTTTTAAAGTCACGTTTTAAAGGTCAAAAATGACAACCCCCTACGACATAATTACCCGATCGCTGAAGGATATTGGCGCGTTAGAAGCTGGTGAAAGCCCGTCCGCGGATGCTGCCCAGGATGCGTTCGATATGCTGAACGACTTGTGCGCCCAATGGTCCAACGAAAACATGATGGTCTTTTATAAGACTGAAATCATTTTCCAGACCGTACAAAACACCGTGCAATACACCCTTGGACCAGGCGGATCAGTCGGGGCTACTTTTACGGGATCGATTTCTGGCACAACGCTAACCGTTCCAGCGAATGGCGTTACAGCTGGCGCGATCACTATGGGCATGACATTAAGTGGCACAGGGATTACTGCTGGAACAACCATTGTGGGCTTTAATACGGGCGCTGGTGGCAACGTAAACGAAGGCGGCACATATTCCGTTAGCAGCTCCCAAACCGCGTCCAGCACCACGATTACGGCCTTTTATGAGCGCCCATTGACAATCGAATCGGCCTTTGTGCGTGTATCGGCTAGCGGATCGGGCGGCTATTTAGATTACCCCGTGTCAATTCTTAGCTTGGAAGAGTACGAATCACTAGGAATTAAGCAGCTAAGTGGCCCGTGGGCCAAGATGATTTACTACCAACCCAGCGAAACCCTGGGAACGTTGTATGTTTTCCCGAACCCTTCTAGCGGTGAGCTGCACTTGTTTGCCAGCACTATCTTTCGCACATTTCAAAACTACTACGAAACCATAACGCTGCCCCAGGGCTACAACATGGCGCTGCGGTGGTGTTTGGCGGAACGTCTAATGCCGATGTATGGCAAAGCCAGCGCCACGCAAATAACTTTGATCAACGGGTTTTCCGCCCAGGCCAAGGCCACGATCAAGCGCACAAACATGAAACCGCCACAAGTGGCCCGTTATCCTGATTCGTTATTGATGGGCAAAGCTAAAGACGCTGGATTTATCATGGACGGGGGATTTAGATAATGCCTGACTTTGGCTTTGTAGGGGCTTCTTACGAAGCGCCATCGATCTACCAGGATGCCCAGGAATGTATCAATTTCTTTCCAGAAGTTGATCCAACCAAGCCCCAGGGCGATCGTGGTGTTGTGGCTTTGTACCCAACGCCTGGCTTATCTTCCATAGTCCTATTTCAGAATCAACAAGAAGTCCGCGGCATGGTCACCTTATCGGGTGGCAGCGTTTTGGTGGCGGTTTGCGGGCCTTATGTTTATGCTTTAACTTCTAATTTCATTGGAACATTAGTTGGGCAGCTTAACACCATAACGGGGCGCGTAGGCATCAACGACAACGGTGTTAACACTTACATTGTGGACGGTTCTAACCGATACAGCTGGCGGATTTCGACACCTTCTTCTGCGGTGTTTACGGGGTCTACATCGGGCACAACCCTAACGGTTACAGCAATTACAAACGGCACAATTGCAGCGGGGCAGTCCCTTTTTAGTGTGGGTGTTACAAATGAAACCGTGATTACAGCCCTGGGCACGGGAACTGGCGGGATTGGTACTTACACAATTAACTTATCCCAAACGGTTGCCAGCGTTCAAATGAACAGCACGACCGTAGGCGCACAAGTCACGGGATCAATTTCTACCACGACCTTAACGGTGACCGCGGTTGCAAGCGGAACGCTATTTGTTGGGCAAACCATCCAGGGAACTGGTGTCACGGCATTAACCATCATTACGGCCTTGGGAACTGGATCGGGTGGTGTTGGAACTTACACGGTTAGCACAAGCCAAACCGTAACCTCCACAACCCTATACGGCCTTAATTTCTCCCAGCTGCCAAGCACAGACGGGGCATTTTCGGGCGGAACAAACGTTGACGTAGTAGATAACTACTTTGTATACAACCGACCAGATACCCAACAATTTGGGTGTTCAAACGTTTTATCCCCTATTTCTGGCAGCACTAACTTTTCTAGTAAAGACGGCGCACCTGACGATCTGGTGACGTTAATTGTGGATCACCGCGAAATCTATTTGCTGGGCGAAACATCCAGCGAAGTGTGGGTGGACCAGGGCACAAGTCCATTTCCGTTTAACAGGATTCCAGGCACATCAACCCAGCACGGGATTGTTTCAGCGTTTAGCGTTTCCCGCTTGGGTAATTCGTTTGCTTATCTATCTAAGAACAACCGCGGAACAGCCCAGATCGTCCAAATGAACGGCTATGTGCCACAAAGGATTTCAACCCACGCGGTCGAAAACAGCTTAACAAACCAAACCATAACCGATGCAATTGCTTGGACCTACCAGCTTGAAGGCCACGAAGTTTATGTAATTAGCTTCCCAACCCTTCAGCTAACTTGGTGTTATGACATTGCTACGCAGATGTGGCACAAATGGTTATACACCAACAACCTGGGCCAATACGAGCGCTGCCGCGGTAATTGTGCTGCGGTGTTCCAGGGAAATGTTTTGGTGGGGGACTACTCCAACGGCAAGATTTATAAATTAGAGCGCAACATTTATACCGATGACGGACAACACGTTAAACGTCTACGCCGCGCCCCGCATTTAACGGTAGACCTACAAAGACAATATTTTGAAGAGCTACAGCTGCAGTTCCAGCCTGGCGTTGGATTAAGCACAGGCCAGGGTGAAGACCCCCAGGCTATGCTTCGCTGGTCAAGTGATGGCGGTTCTACCTGGTCAAGTGAGCATTGGACAACCATTGGCAAAATCGGCAAATACACAAACCGCGCAATTTGGCGGCGGCTAGGTACGGCAAGGGATCGAATCTTTGAGGTTTCAGTTTCCGATCCCGTAAAAGCGGTGATTATTTCCGCTAACCTAAAAATGACAGCTGGGGAGAATTAATGGCACTTTTACCCAATCCGCAAACGCAGCCCTATCCGCAATCGGAATTCCTGGACGGACAAACCAAACGCCCAACCCGCGCCTGGCAGCAGTTCTTTATTAACTTGTTGAACTTCAATAGCTCGACCACAGCGACCGCTGGATCGGGTACGTTGCCAGCTAATCCCGTTGGATTTATCAATGTGACCGTAAATGGGGTGGCCTTCAAAGTGCCTTATTACAACCAATGAACCTAGAGCTGCTTAGAAAAGACGTTCCAACCCGTGAAGAAATTTTGCGGCTGCAAGACGAAATGGCTAAAATGCCACAGGCAGAATTGAAAACCGAACACTACTTTTCGCAAGGGATGTATTGTCGGAAAGTATTTAGAAAAGCTGGGACAATCATTGTCGGTAAGGTCCACAAAAAGGATCACTTTTTTATGTGCGCCCAGGGACAAATTATTGCCTGGTCCGAAAAAGGCATGGTTACTTTGAACGCTGGCGATGTGTTGTGCAGCAAGTCGGGGACAAAACGGGTGACTATGGCGGTCACGGATGCAATTGGCATCACGGTACACAAGACTAACAAAACGGATTTGGACAAGATCGAAAAAGAGTTAATAGAACCAGACGAATTGGCTTTGTACGATTCTTCTAATAACATCAAGGTTAAAGCCTTGGAGG